CACCACCCGCAACGCCGAACGCGAGCGGGAAGTTGGCCGGACCGAAAACCGCGACCGGGCCGATCGGGCGGAGCAGGGATCGAAGTTCCGGGCGAGGTTGGGGTTGACGCGCGGGCAGCGCAGGATCGTGGCGCGGCTCCGCCCAGTCCGGGCCGGTGATGAGAGTCGCGAAAAGGCGCAGTTGGCCGCAGGTGCGGTCGATTTCACCTTCGGCGCGAGCGCGCGGCAGGCCGGTCTCGGCGACAAAACGTGCCGCGAGGGCCATGGTGTGCGCGACCAGTCCATCGGCGATGCGTTGGAGGAGGGCGGCGCGTTCCGCTCCACCTGCGCGGGAGAAGGCGGGGAACGCCGCGGCGGCGGCGCGGGCGGCGGCGGCGACAGAGGCGGCGGAGCGGGAGGCGGCGCGGGCGGCGGTAAGCGACGCCCAGGCGACAGAACTGCGCCGCGTCTGCCGCGAGATCGAGGCGGGACGAGACCCATATCCAGAGGAGGATGGACGATGAGCGACGATTATACGAACGATTTGCTGGAGCGCGCCACAATCGCGCAGGAGCGGGCCTCTGCGGAATACGCAGAGGGCTTGAAGCGCTATGCGGCCGACCGTTGCGAACGTATCGCGACGGCGGCGATGCAAGCGCTGATAGCAGATCCGAAGTGGGCAGGTCATATGCCGCGCAACGCGCAATGGCCCGAGATGCAGATCGCGAAAACAGCGGTCAGGTTCGCCCGTTTTCTGATCGCTGAAATCGACCGGGAGCAGGAGTCCGTGACCAGTGTTGAACAGTTGACACGCGACCTCAATGAGGCGCGCGCGAAACTGAATCGTTTGTCTTCGATATTGTGCGATGCCGAAGGAAATCCATGCTTTCACGGCAGCGACCAAGACTTGGAAGTCGCCCGCGAAGCGCTGAACAAGGAGCCGAAATCATGACAGACATTCCGACGTGGCGCGAACGCGCAATGGCGCACCCCGACCACCAGTCCGGCATGATCTCCGAGGAGATGCTTCGCGCGCGGATGGGCGAGGAGATCGCGGATCTAAGGTCGGCGGTGGAGCGCCTGACCCGCGAACGCGACGAGGCGCGCGGCAAAGAAATGTATTTCCATGAGGGCTTTGAGGAGGGCTCGAAAACAGCGCAATGGGAAGCAGCAGAGAACGCTCGGCTGCGTGTAGCATTGCAAGAGGCCACGCTGGCAGCGCATGGTTGCGCGCAATGTCGCGACGAGATCGGCCGCATCTGTCGCGAGGCGCTGGAGGCCAAGCCATGAGCGAGAGATTAATCGACGCTGTTTGCCCGCATTGCGGGCGGCTGGGAACGACCGTGCGGGTTGTCTTGCACGAAGACGGGTTCACAAAATTGAGCCGCCGCTGCACCGATTGTGCTGGCGAGTGGGTTAACTCATTCGATCACGACTGGTTGGCGGGTGCGAAGAATAAAAAGTTGCAAGCGGATAACGAGCGGCTGGCGCATGAGATTGAGCGTTTGACCCGCGAGCGCGATGAGGCGCGGGCAGAAGTGGAGAGGATGCGGGTGGAGAACGAGGAGAAGCAGCGGCTGATCGACGCCGATAGCCAGTATCGAAATGATCTGCAAGCCCATATCGACAAGACTTATGCGCTGCTCAAGGATTCGAACGTAGTCGCGGTGAACATGCTGCGCGGCGTCATCGCATTGCCGTCCGTCGATCAGATACACCACATCTACCAGCAGAGGCTGGAGGCTGAGCCATGAGCGACATCCCAACATGGCACGAACGCGCGATGTCGCATCCGGACCACCAGTCCGGCATGGTCTCCGAGGAAATGATCCGCGCGCGGATGTGCGAGGAGATTGCGGATCTGCGGGCGGAGGTGGAGCGGTTGCAGTCGGAGCTTGACGCCATGAAAGCAGGGTTTGGGGTCGCGTATCGCGCGCTGGAGGCCAAGCCATGAGCCGCCTGCCGACCATCACTCACGGCCAACGCATCGCTGCGCGCTTCGCGACCGGCTGGTACGGCTCGTCCGCTGATCGCGAGGAGAAGCTGTCGGCGGCGATTGACCGCCTCGTCCGACGCCGCATGGCAGAGGCGTGGGACAAAGGCGCCGAGCAGTGGTTTTGTTACGGTGAGCTGTCGATCAACCCTTACCGAAAGCGGAGGAATAAATGAGTGGCGGAAGCATGAATTATCTCTACGTCCAGGTCATGGATGCTAGATTCGACACCAACTCCGCAGAGAGAAAGGCACTACGCAAGCATCTTGGACTTGTTGCAAAGGCCTTGAGGTCAATCGAATGGAACGATAGCGGGGATGGAGATGACGAGGAGGTCTCCAACATCATGGCCTGCGTATCTCACGCTGATGTCCTAAGGGCAGCAATTGATGATGCCATCGCGGCTCAAAAGGAACTCAGCAGGGTTCTTGCCAATGCGCTGGAGGCCAAGCCATGACCGACAGTATCGTAATGAGGCTCAGAGGCCTGTCGCTATTCTGGGGGATTTCGTCGCTGGCGGAGGCGGCGGACGAGATCGAGCGTCTGACCCGCGAGCGTGACGAAGCGCGGGCGGAGGTGGAGCGGCTGCGCGCGGAGATCAAACGGCTGCATCAAGCGCATGAGACAGCGTGTCAGGGCGGTGAACTGCTGCGTGGCGAGGTTGAGCGGTTGCAGTCGGAGATCGACGCCATGAAAGCGGGATTCGAAATTGCCTACCGAGCGTTGGGGTCGAAGCCATGATTCAGCACTGGTTCACAGTGATAGATGTCGCCAAAGACCTGGGCGTCGACCTATCTTCCCGCGAAGCATGGGAACTGGGCGCATTGATCCGCGACTTATATGAACGGCTGCATGGCCAACTTCCACCCAAAGCCCTGCGACCAAAAACAAACGGCGAAGGATCGCATTGCTTTGCAATTTATCCCGCCGAATTCAGGCCAAAAATCGAACAGGCCATCCTTGCCATTCCGCGGACCCGCGCGGCTCAGCAGGATTTGTTTTCTGCGGAGAAAGCATTGTGAGCTGTCACCGCCCCGCACCGCTGCCCATCCGCTGGTGGCTGAAGGTCACCGGCTACCGCGCAATCACGATGCCCTGGGGCGCGGCCTACCACTGGCCCTGGCCCGCCGATCCCGGCTTATTGGCGCACGAACAGGTCCACCTCGACCAGCTGGCGCGCCTCGGCCCTGCGCGGTTCGTCGCGCGCTACCTATGGCTGCTGTTGCGCCACGGCTACGAAGCGCATCCGATGGAGCGCGAGGCCCGCGAGATCAGCGGCCACCGATGAGCCTGCCGCCGGGCGTCCGGATCGAGGACCCCTGCGCCTACTGCGGCCGGCGGCTGGCGCAGGTCGCCGAGCTAGGCTGCGGCTCGCAGGAGATGCGCGATGCGGAGCGGTTCTGCCATATTGTCGACTGGGCGCGACGGCAGGGCGGAAAATCCGGCCAAGGGCAGCCAAAAGCAACGCGGTGACGCGATGGCCTGTCAGCCGGGATACGTCGCCCAAGGCAGCTGAAAATGCGGCCCGTCGAAAAAGCCCTTGAAGTTCCCGCCCCACTCGACGGGCACGCCCTCGGCCTTTGCCGCCGCCAGGATTTCCGCCGCAAGTTCCTCGTAAGCAGCCCGGTCCCACCTCGCCGCGCCCTTGTCGCTTAGCGCAACAAGATCGACCGCATGGCCGGTCAGGTGGCGGCTCCGCATCGTTTGCGAGCGCCCCGCCGCCACAAGCTCGGCCTGCCGGTCCATCGTGCGCAGGCCTTCGGTCACGCGCCACTTGACCTGACCATCACGCGCGGCGCGCTCGAGCGCGCGCACGAGGTCGGGATGAACGCCGACGAGACGTTGCCGGTCGCGCTCCGACAGCGTCACTTTGCGGCGACGCCCTTCAGCTTTTCAAAAGTGCGCAGGCCGCCAAGCCCAAGCAGGGCAAACATCAGTTCCCACAAGTTGCCGTCAAGCGCAGGAGGCTTGGCGATTGGCTTGCCCATCACAAAAGCAACCCACATACCGACCGGCACCAGAAGGTAGGTATAAGCAACCGCTGCCGCGCAGACCCAGCCGATGGCGGGCCGCCACCCGCCAACAAAAAGCGATCCGCTCTCAGCCTCAGCTTTGTTGATTTCGGCCTGGGCTTTGTCGGCAGCAAACAGGGCATCGCGCATCTCGGCTTCAGCTTTTGCCTTGGCCGCCGGATCTGGAACGAATTTGTCCAAAACCTTCAACCCGGCCGCGACTGCGTCATCAATGCCAAATGCCATGCGCGCCTCCCCTTAAGTTTTGTCGGCCTTCTGCTCAAGCCGATCAAAGATCTTCTGCAACAGCGCTTTGATCTCGGCCAGATCGGCCGCGTAGTCGACGCGCTTGACATAGTGGCTGGGCAGATTGACCTCAAGTTCGTGTAGGTCCGAACGCAGCTCTTTGACCGCCTCCCACACCTGCCGAGCGAACCAACCGATCCCGGCCAAGACGACGCCGCCAATCAGGTTGATCATGGTCTGCGGGTCGATCATCACAGGATCTCCGTCACGGTGATGGTGGACATGGCTTTTCCGCCATAAACGCGAGAGCCGCTGACGCCGTTCATTCCAACCGTTCCGGCGTTATTTGAGCCGCAACGGAATTTGAATGTCGTTGCCGATGTGCTGCTGGCGGCGACGATAACGCTGATTACGCTGACAAACAATTCATTGGCCAGCAGATATTGACCTTGTGCAGCGATTGCATCGGCGGTGCTGTCACGAAACAGAGCGGACGTCAAAGTTCCGTTCACGTTGGCCGCCAAATTGGCGTTGACCTGAATCAGCAGGTTGCTGCTGGCCGACTTTGGCGTGATCGAAACGGTCAGGAACTCGTTTCCCTCTGTATTTTGCGGGATCGTGTCATCTGCGGGCGTCGTGGTCGTGCCGCTGGCATAGGCCGAACTGGACGCCGACACCTGCTGCAAGATTTTGCTTGCCGTCGTCTGCGTCGTCCCATCGGGGAACTTGACGCCGCCGGTCGTGCTTTCGATGGTCCCGGCCACGGTAAGCAACTGGCCCGGCGCGTTGGTGCCGATGCCGACCTTGCCGCTTGACGCGACGCGAAGCGCCTCGGCGCCGTTCACGATGCCGATCAGGGCGTCAACGGTGTGATCGTATTGCAGCGCACCGATAGTGTCGGACGCGGTGTCGCCGAAGTTCACGATTGACTTGTTGGTCGACGGCGCCTTCAGCAGCAGCGGCGCATCGGCCGCAGCGGGCGCCGACACGCTTAGAAGCTGCGACGGAGTCGTCGTGCCGACGCCGACGCGGTTGTTGGCGGCGTCGATGAACAGGACGTCGGTGTCGAAGGCGAGGTTGTTGGGAATAGACGCGGCGGAACTGTTGATGGTCAGGGCGTCGCCAGCGGCATCGCCGATGGTTGTGGAGCCAATCGAGCTGAACGAGTTTGTGATGGTTAGCGTCCGGATGCCGCTGGGATTCGCGACCAAAAATTGCGCGCCGTCATAGACAATTATGTAAATCAATCCCGAAAGCAGACCGCCAGCGGCAAGATTCGCGCCGTTTGATAGGTTTTTGGCGCCTAATCCATCAATGTTGATTGTTGGATTTGAGCTGCAAGTCCCCGCCGCTTTGAACCAAAACGCCTGACCGGCCGTGTATCCGGTAAGCGCCGGAGACGCGGTTGCGGTGATTGTGGTCGAGCCAGAGACCGCCAGATAGCTTGCCGTCAATCCCTGCAACTGCCCCAACGCAACGCTATCCGTTGCGGCCGACCCATTGCTCAGCCCCGTCAGTTTGAACCCACCCATCGGCAGATTCCCGGTCGCAGTCGACTGCCCATCCTTGCACATGGCCGTCGAAAGGCCCGTGGCGAGATCCGCCGTCAGCGCATTGAACGCGGTCGCGGTGATGGCCGTGCCAGCGGCGACGGGCTGGCCGGTGCTGTTGATGACGAAGGTTCCGGCGCCGTTGTAGCTCATCGGGGCTGCTCCTGCGGCTGATAGCGTTCGACAGCGGCGCCATAGCGCGCTGCGGTGATGGGGCTTGGCATGGCGCGGGCTGCGCGCGTCTGCCGGAGGGCTTCGGCTAAGCGTTGTGCGCCGCCAGCTGCGCGGGCGCCCGCATGGACGGTTTCGCCAACGACGCGCGGAGAGGCGGCCGCAAGCGCCGGCAAGAACGCCGGATTAACAAGTGCGGTCCCGGCTCCGGCAAGCATGGCGCCAAGCGACTGCATTCCGCGCGGCTGCGCGGCGCTCAGCGACTGCCCGGCCATCATCGGGTAAAGGTTCTCCGCGCCGGCCTGCTCAAGCGCGCGCGCGAGGCGTTCGCGATAGCCATATGCCGCCTGCACGTTGTTGCGCATCACGCTCTGGAGCTTGCGCACTTGCGTGTCGACATTTGCGCCAGGACGCATTGACAGCGTGTTTTCGATCTGCTGAATCAGCTGGCTCGCGGTTGAATAATCGGCCATCGCCTTGCTGTAAGACGGCGCCTGCTGCTCAATTTCCTTTTTCAGCGAATTGTAGATTTCTCGACCGATGGCAACCGCACGCTTTTGATCAATCGGTATCGCCTCGACAATTGAGCCGATTTTTTGTTTCAGCGCATCCATGCCGATGGGCGTGTGATACTCGGCCGGATCGAGCATCTTCCATTGATTGATCGCCTGCGCCATCTCGTTAAGCGCATCGGCGGCCCGCTCGTTGACCGTAACGCCCTTGAACTGGGCCTTGCTCATCGAATCGGAAATCGCGCGATCAATGCGCGCGAAGTCCAGCACCGCAGGATCGGAGCGGACTGCGGCCATGTTGTTGAGGTAGTCGGCTTGTCGCGCCTGTCGGATAGCCTCAAGGCCGCTTTTGGCCTCCGAAACGATGTTCTCAATCGGTTCGGCCGCACGCATTTGTGCGCGAAATGCCTGACCAGCTTCGCCGCCCTCAAAGCCGGCGCGCGCCGCTTCTTTAATTGGCGCGCCTCCGACCCCGGTTGTGACGCCAAGGACATTTGCGCCGACCGTGCCGGCGCCACGCGCCGTTGCCGCCACACCCCTCGCCGCCGCCATCAGCGGATCGACGGCCTCGCCAACGCGCGCCACGCCGCCGCCGATGGTGCTGGCCAGTTCTCCGGCCTTGGCCGCAGCGCCGCCCGCAGTCGCCGCCCGCTGCGCCATCGCGCCGCCGCGCGCGATTGCGGAGCCGCCCCCGGTCAGCAGCATTGACAAATCGCTGGCCGCTCCAACCGGATCGGTGGCAAGGGTGCGGCGCAGGGCCTCTTCGCTGCCATACCGGTCGGCCAAGATGCCGCCAGCTGCCGATGCTGCGTCGGAGATGCGTTTTGTCGTTTCCGGACTGCTTCCGATGCGGTCGAGGACGTTCCGCACGCCCTCGGGAACGGCCGCACGCAGCGCACCTGCGCCGATGTCGAGCGCGGTGCCAATGGTCTGGATCGGACTACTGACGGCCTCGTAGATGCCTTTGGCAAATTGCCCGGCGCTCGGCAGAATGTTGCCCAGCGCCTGACCGGGAACCTGCGCCCAAGTCGGTGCGGCCTCGGGCGCTGCGGCAGGCACAGCTTCCGGAGCCTGGGTTTTCGAGGAATCAGGGCCAGTTGGCGTCGCTTGATATGCCGTCCACGGTCCTGGCGCAGAAGGCGCCGCAGGCGCGGGTTGCGCTTGCGATTGATACTGCGTCCACGGGCCGCTCATTAAATGCGCTCCCAGCTGGTTTCATTTGCTGGATCGCCGCCCTTGAATCGGTATCCGTCTTTAACGGTTCCAATCGCGGGTGCAGCCGGAACGCCCGGCTTGGCCTGATCCGGCTTGGCGCCGCGCGCGGTAATATCAAGCTGCTTCATTGGCGCATGTTCGAGGCCGGGGAACGATTTCCCAAGCTGATTCATGCCCGTTCGATAGACGTTCTGCGCGTTCTGCATGTTGCTGACCAGATCCTGCAACGCGCTTTTCACAACCTTCGGGTCATTGAGATTGTTGATGATTGAATTCATCGCGCGTTCGGCATCTTTGTCGGTCTGCACGCCCTTTGCCGCCATAAGGATCGCGTTGCGCGAATTCTCAAGGTCGCGCTGCAGATCGGCGAGGCGCTGGCTGCTTTCGGTGGACATGCCGAGCAGATTTAGCGCCTTTTGCCCAGGCGTCACCGCCGGGCCAAGGCTTAGACGGCCCTTGTCAATGTCCTCGATGTGCTGCTGCATTTTGGCCGCAACGTCTGCCGCGGTCCGTTCAGCCATCAGGTTTTCCTGATACTTGTTCAGCGCCGGGACAGGGACTTTGACGGCTGCTTCTTCAGCCTTGCGGGCGCGCTCAGCCGCAGCCGCCTCCTGACCCGCCCGCGCAACGTCCGTCCGCATCGCCGCGGTCTCGCCCATCTGCCGAATCTGCAATTCGCGCAGCTGCCGATTCGCCTCGGCATCAGCGGCTCGCTGCTCGCGCGTTGCGGCCGCCTGCTGCGCACGGAATTCCCGCTCGCGCGCCTTCTCCGCCTCGGTCTGCGCCATCTGCATCGTGGCGCCGCCGATGACCTGTCCGCGCTGGCCGAACTCGCCGCCGAGCGCGCGCAAAGCAAGCGCCTGCCGCTCCTCGGGCGTTTTCGCTCCGGATAGCGCCGCGGTGAATTCGGCGCTTTTGGCGATGTCGCCTTCGCGCAGCGCCCGCTCTTCCTTGCCCGCCTGAGCCGCCAGCATCCCGCCGCCAAAGCCCTGCAGCGCTTTCGCCAGCACCGCGGTGGCCGGGATCGGCGCTTGGATGCCCTGATATGACGACGTCTCGATGGGTTGAAAGGCCTGCTGCTGGAGCGCCTGGGCATAAGCCTGACGGCGGGCGATGTCCTGCCGCTGGGCTTCGTAGGGATCGGGGAGGTTGAAGGAGACGGCCATCTTGCATCACCTCCGCATCAGATACATGCCGCCGAGGCCGCCGGCAGTGCCAAGCAGACCGCCAAGGCCCGCCATCTGCGCGTTCAACCCCGCCTGCTCGATGCCATACTGCTGCATTCCCGCCTGCCCCTGCGCCTGCGTAGCGCCGAAGATTGGCGCCGGAGCCGCCTGCGCGCCCGAGTAGCCCTGAAACTGCGGCATCATGACCTGCGATCCGCCCATCAGGCCGATGATTTCATTCAGCGGTTGACCGCGCAGCGCAAGCTCTCGCTGAAGCGCCTGGGCTCGGGCCTGATTCTCAAAGGTCATCGCCGCCTGCTGCTCGGCCGCCGCCTGCTGGCGCGCCGCTTGGTCGAGGCTGATGCCCTGCATTGCCGCCTGCGTTCGCAGATCGTTCTCCTGCTGCGTTTGTTGCGTCATGGCGCCGGTATAGGCTTCGGAGCCGCGCGCGATGCCCTGGTTCGCCAGTTGCGTCTCCAGCGCCGCCCGAGACCGGGCGATGCTAGGCTCCAGGCGCGCCAGGATCGCCTCCTGCGCCGTGGTTCCGGCGTTGATCGGGGCGCGCGGCAGGCCGGACAGATCAAAGGTCGTGTTGAGCGCTTGCGTCTGCGTCTGGAACGGCGTCCCGAGGACGTCGCGGACCGATCCGATGCCCTGCAAGCCAAGCTCGGCCAGCTGCCGGTCGACCTGCTGCTGCGCCTCAAGCGTGGCCTGCGCCTGAGGCGTCAAGGTTTGCTTGACAGTTGGGATGTCGCCTTCATAGGTGACGGTCTGCGTGCCGAGCGGCCCGATGATGTTGGGGTTGCTCAGGCGCGCCGACGTGCGCGCGGCCTCGACGTTGGCGGCGCCCTGCTCGCGAGCGGCGCCAACATAGTCAGGCATCGGGGGCGGTGAGGCGGACTTTCCCATTGTGGCGATCTCCAAGGAAACGGCACGCCGCGGCGTCGAGCGTGCAGATTAGCATATCGCCGCCGGGAACGGCATCGCGCAAGCGCGCCTCTTCCTTGAACCCGAGGCGGCGCAGCAGGTTGACGCTTTTCGCGTTTGCCGACGATGCGGTCACGACGATTTTGCGCGCGGCGAGTCGGTAAAACGGATAATCGAAAATGGCGCGCACGAAGCCCGGCACAAGTGGCTTGTCGGCCGCGATCTGAGCCTCAATGCTGACGCCGTTCCAATCGCGATAAGCAACGCCCGCGGTCAGAATACCGTCGCTTTCCCAGCCAATCGCAACCATGCACACCGGGTCGAAAAACCCGCCGATGCGATTGGCGACCCAATGTCCGACCGCGGGGCCTTGGACGATCATATGCCTTGCCATCCAGGCATGAACACGACGTCGGTTGCCGCCCATTCGAGCGAGATGTTCTTGCTGCTCGATTTGAACGCGATCCCGCCGCAATAGCCAACGCCCGTGACGCCTTGCCAGTTGATCGTCAGCGTCTGGCCGTATTGCCAAAGCGACGAATCCCAGATCGCCGTATCCCAGAGCGCCCCGGACGAGGGCGCGACATAGGCGACCGCTGCGGTGGTGTCGGCGGTGTCGAAATCGACGTTCATGCCGATGCTGACCGCTGGCGAGCCATCCGCGAATAGGTTTGGCCGCGCCCTGGTGAAGATCTTCTTTTGCCCGCGCGCGCCAAAGTAGTTGAAGGCCTGCAAAGCATTTGCGCTGATCGGCAGCCCGTTGTCGGCATGGTCATCGGTCCAGGCCTTGCCGACATAGTCGGGGCCGCCAAAATACAGGTCTTGCTTGTGCAGGACGAAGCAGTTGGCCGGCCAGTTCGTGAACTGACACCAGCTTTCGACGATGGTGTTCATCGCGTATTGCTGCTGCGACCCCACCGCCACCGGCACGTTGACGATGACCGCGTTGTATTTGGGCGCAACGCAGATTTCCCAGCCAAAATTTGCCTGATAGGCGGCCGTTGCCGTGGCAAAAGCGCCCTGAATCTTGTCGGTCAACGCCACGGATTGCGGCGCCGCTCGGGCGGAAACCAGGGCTTTTGACAACGGGAACAGGCCGTCGAACGCGATGTAGGCGAGATCGCCCTGCATCTTGGCAAGGCAGCGACGCCCCATCGGCGCGCCAAGCTGCCAGACGCCGACCAGCGACCACGTCGAGATGTTGGCCGGATCGGTGCCGCGATAGATGATGATCTCGCCCTGCGTCGTCACGAAAACGAGGTTGTCGTCCAAGCCGAAACCGGCGTCGATTGTCCAGACGCCCATCGCCAGCAGATAGCCGCCTCGACGCGCGACGGACGACAAGTCCAGCAGCTGCGCGGCGCCGCCAACGGACTGGGTCGGCAAATACCACGCCTTTAGCGTGTTCCGCTGAATGAACCACAGCCGGTTTTTGAACAGGCACACGTTGTCCAGTTCGCTGGTCGTGACGCCGGTAATCGCTGGGACCGATGCGCCCGTAATCGCGGTCCATGTGGCGCCATCGTACAGTCGCGGGCTATTTCCGCCGCTCACCGCATACAGGAAATTGCCGCCGGGCGTGGCGACGTTGGTCCACTCAAAGCGCGATCCGCTCAGGCCCGACACGACGGCCGCGCCGACTGCGCCCGCGGTCGTGACGTTGTAGATCGCGCCATTGCTGATTGCGAACAGGCTTTGCGTCGTGGCGCCGTTGTAGGCCATGAGCGTCTCGACCTGCGCGGGCAAGCCGGTTGCGTGCTTCTGGAACCCGCCGCGCAGGACGACGTTGGTTGCGGTCGGAAAATAGTTGACCAGCTGCACCGCATCAGTCGGCTTCATGTTCGCGAGGCTGTCCCGCGCGTTCCAGCCGCCGATGGGCGCCGGCAGCGAAGCCACGCGCGCGGTGGCCTGTTTCGCGGCGCGCATAAGAGGAGCCGCGCGAACCATCAGGTCGACCCGTAGCCAGAATCGGGGATGTTGTCGTAGCCAATCAAGACGGTGCCAGGACGCGGCGCAAACGAGAGTGTCGCAGCGGACATGTCCTGCGCCTTCGCGGTCTCAAGCTCCATCAGGAAGTCGCGATAGAGCGCCGTTGTGTCAAAGCCCTTGGCTTCAAAATACTTGAGCTTCGTGAACAGCACCATAACCCGGTCGGGGTAGATGCAGGTATCGTCATCGGCCGTGAAGCTGTTCTTGACGATGTCCGACGACGAAAGCGCCCAGCCCTTCGACCGATACTCAAAGCCCAGATACTCGGCGGTCGTGGTCGCGGGCCAGATCTGGAAATAGTTGCCGTAGAGCCGCCAGCGGATGCGCGGGCCAGTCGAGATGTAGCCCGAAAGCAGCCATTCCCATTGCTGCGGGCTTTCCGGCCCGAGCATCTCCCAGCGCTTCGACTTGTCCCATTGGGTGCGAGGCACCAGCGCGTCGTAATCGCTCGGCAGCGAGTATTTGGTCTTCGCGAATGTGATCGACGCCGCGGTTCCGGCGCCAGCCGGGGTCTGGTTCAGCGTCACCTGTGTCGGGCTGTCGACGGACTCGATGAAGGTGTCTTGATTGATGCCGGTGCCGACGGCCATATAGGTCGTATCGAGGCCAGCGGTCGTCGGAATGCCGGTAATCGCGGCCGAGGACGTCGTCCATGTGCCGGTCGTGGCGACGAACTGCACCGTGAATCGGTAGGGCTTGGTGAGCGCGCGCCAGTCATGGCGCCGCATCAGTTCGTAGCCGCAAGCATTCATCAGCGCAAGCGTCTGCGCCACGTCCTGCGATGGATTGCCGGCAACCGTGCCGGGAACGACAAGGCCCAGCTCGGCCGTAACCTGCTGGACAAGCTGGACCATTGTCGAACCCATCGTCAGGCACTCCTGTCAAGCGGCGGCCGCCCGCGACGCGGCGCGTCTGCCTTGGCCTCGATCAGCGCTGCAACCTGGGCTTCCAGCGCCGCAAGCTTTGCCTTGGCTTCGGCCAGTTCCTTGTTGTTTCCGGCTTCGAGCTTGGACCGCAGGAAGGCCTGCGCCTTGAGCCGAAGCCCAACGCCGCCCATGCCGACGCGCATCAGCTGCGCGTCGGAGGCGGTCGCGATCTGCTCAACCGTGCGGAACTTGAGGATTTGAAGCTCCGAGACCTGCCCCTCGTTGATGTCGTGCGGGGCGGCGGCGTACCATTCCTCAAGCTTGGTGCCGGGCAGCTCGCCACCTTCGTTTTGCATCTGAAAGGCAAGCCACTGGCGCGGGAACCGCTCCTTGTGGTCGTCGCGCACGGGCTGGTCGACGATGTTGGTCGTGTCGCCCGGCACCATGATCTGCACGAACGGCCGATTGAGTTCTTTGTGAATGTAAAACTGGACGTGCAGCTTTGCGTCGGCGTTCGCGTCATCGCTATCCAGCGGCATAATCAGGCGCCCGCGATGCTGGCCCACGTCGTCGCGGACGTGGCGATGAACAGGACGCGCTGCGTGGTGGTCACGCTTAGCGACGCCGCGCTGTTATTGATCGTCGAGGCCGTCGAGAACGGATAGACGGTCAGCGTGGTGCCGGAGCGATTATAAACAAGCACCATCGCGCCCACCTCGGTCGGCGGCAGCTTGACGCCCGTCGAGGCCGAGACGTTCAGCACCTCGTTGTAAACGGCCGACAGCTGCAGCGCATCGGCAGCGGTCGAGCCGGTAGCGGTCAGGCCGGTCGCGCCATCGCCGCAGATCGAGGTCGTTGCAAGCCCGGAATTGCCCGAGGCCTGGACGCGAGAAGGGATAGGCATGGAGAGTCCTTTCAGTTCGACGTCTTGCCCATACGGGCGGCAATGGCCGGGAGCAGTCCCGAGCCGTGAACATACAGATCTGCATCGCCGTCGCAAAGTTGCCGCGAGGCGATTTGAAATTCCATAGCTTGCCGGGCCATCCAGGGCGCGGCGATGAACTTCTGGTCGCCGACGCAGAATTCCTGGCGGTCGTCGGCATCATTCAGCGCTTGCGGGTAGGCGTGGCCCTCGCCCGCTTCGGAATAGCTGCTGTCGAAGCCGAAAAGGTGGATCTTGCGGTGCCCGAGCGCGTATGCGATCGACAAGGCCTGCAGCCCGACCGTCGTGCCGCCGCCGATCAGCACGGCTTCGCGGTGTCCAATCCACTCGTCGATCTCGGGATAGGCCGGATGCCAGAGCGTCGCGGGATGGCCGGAAATTGCGCCAAAGAGCGAGGGATGGCATTGCGAGGCCACTAGGTAGTGGCGCGGGCGCGGACCCGTCAGGAAGGCCAGATTTTCCGGTCTGGCGTCCAGCAGAACATGGTGATCTGCCACGACGCCCGCCTCGTATAAGGTCGGCAGCACCCCGTTGACCGCGTAGACTTCCGCGCCGCCCTTTTGCAGCGCAGCAATCATGGGTCGCAGGGGCCGCATGGACGGGCCGCCGCCGATCACTAGGGCCGGGCGATCATGCGCCTCGACCAGATCAAGCCACGGTAAGTCTAAATTGCACGCGCGCATGACGTTGTCGCGGATCAGCGCGTCCTCGGTATTGCAGAATACCGGCAGCGTGTCGTCGAGGTTTTCGGTCAGGATCATCGGATCTGGGTCGCGGTCAAAATGACGGACGGGATGGCCGGAACGGGCGCCGCAGCGGCAAACGCTTCCAGAAATACGTTTGTGTCGTCGGTCGACCACATCAGTTCGAAATAATCGCCAGCGGCCATGCTTTGAACGAAGTTCCAAGATGCAACGGTCTCGGCGTCGGGTCCTGCAATGACGATCAAACTGGCCGAATTGGCAATGTCGACACCATTGACGCGCGCCCAGATGTAAATATGCGCGGAGGTAGCGGCGGTTTTGTCCAGCTGTGCGCTAAACTCGAAATTGTAAACACCGGGCAAGCTACACACGATGCGCGACGATGGCGTTCCGATGCTGACAAGATAGCTCTCGTAGGTGCCGTTGAGCGTCGCGGCATATGCCGTGTTGATGGCGGCGGCATTTTGGCGAACGGTGCTGTAGAACGCCCCGTAGGCCGCAGGCAGCACGGTCCCGTAGCCTTGCGTGACCTCCCAGCGCGTATTCGAGGCCGCCCAATAGCAGGCAGAGGCGCGCGGGATCAGCACATTGCTTGCCGAGCCGACGATTGTGGAATTGGTGTCTGCCGGGTAGACGGTCAGCGGATTGGCGCCGAGGTTCGTCACCCAGATCGTCGCGCCCATCTCGGTGGGCGGCAGGCGCACGCCCGTGCCGGCGGCTACCGTCGCCACACGGTTGTAGGTGCTGGTCAGCTGCGTTGCGTCGGCAATCGTGGTACCGGCGGCGGCGATGTCGACGGCGCCCTCGCCGCAGATCGCGACCGTCGAAAGCGACGTGACGCCGGAATTTAAGACGCGCGAAGGAAGCGCCATACGCACCCCGAAAAAGAAAGGGGCGGCGAGCAAACCCGCCGCCCCCTAGGGTCAGATGATCTGGCCCTGCTTGTGCGGACGGTTGATCGAAACAATCACCGTCGAGACGCCCGAAGCAACCGTCGCGAGGTTCGCAGAGCGCGCCCCGAGCAGCTGCTTGCCGGTCGCCACGGTCGGCATCACGCGGCCCGCGGTGGCGGACTGGTAGATGGCGACCTGCGGCGTGACGGCCACGGCGGTCTTCTTCATGACCGCCAGACCGCCAATCTGATACCAGCCAAACGACCCGGCGCCGTTGGCCGACATCGCGACCGCCACCGGACCGGCGAGGTTCGCCGTGTTGGCGGCCAGCGCGGTCTGGTAGGTGGTGGCGTTGTAGCTGACGAGCGAGCCGACTTCGGTCGACGCAACGCCGACAAGGAGGATGAACTCCCCTTCGCCGTAGGTCGGATCGAAGGCGCGCGCGACCATGCCGAGCGTTGCCGGCGGCGTCGGGATCGCGGACGTGCCGTTCGGCATCGTGACGCCTGCGTCGGTCTGATCGATCTGGAGCATCCCGGCGCGGTTTTCGGTGAACGAGTAGGCCATAGTGCAGTCCTCCTTCTCAGGCGATCAGCACGCCGCTGAACTGCGGCCCGCTGCTGGTGAGGTTGCCGGCCCAGCCGATCAGCTTGACGATGGCATCCTGGTTGACCGCCTGACGTTCGCCCCCGATGGGAACGAAATTCCGGTCGGCGTGCGGCCGGAAATGCAGGTACTTGGTGTTCAGGAACCACATGTGGTTCGCCGTCGCCGCCGAACCGATACCGCCGTCGAGGACGACATCGGAGGCCATGCCTGCGCCGTAGTATTTCAGCGAGGCGAAGCCCGCACCGGCCATGCTGGAGCCGCTGTCGGAGATGCGCTGAATCGACTGCAGGGACTGCAGATAGAGGCGGTAGTAATTGTTGTCCGCCACGATCAGGTCCGGCTTGTCGGTGCCGCGGATCAGCTGCACCGCGACCGAATCCATATACTGCTGGATGTTCGACGCGGTGACGGCGGAGCCGCCATTGGTCGTGCCGGAATAGGCGACCGAGCGCCAGAACGACCACGTCACGCGGCTGATGCCGCCGTAGGTGCCGGTCGACGGGCTGTCGGGAACTGCAGCGGCAAGACCGGTGATGTTTTTGCCGCTGTTGCCGGTGCCATCAAGGTAGATGTCCGAGCCGATGCGGTTGGCCAGCTGGGCCTCCGCGACGGCCATGCGGCCATCCAGCAGGTCGATGATGGCTTCCTTGCCCGAGTTCTGGATCATCTCCAGGCCCGAGATCGACACCGCCGACGCATACTGCGTGATCGAGAACTGCGCCGCGCTGATCGGCGAGTTCTGCGACACGTTCAGCACCTCGTAGCCCGAGTAGCTGTTCGTGTTGTTGGTCGTGGTGTCGTTGTACATGATCTCCTGCAAGATCACGTTACCGCCCGAGAACGTCTTGACGTTCCCGCGCTCCTTGAGGCGACGCAGCAGGGCGTTGTTGTTGGTCCTTGCCTTACGGCCCGGCTCTTTATCCGGGCCCTGCATCTTATGATTCGATGCAGAGGAGACTATCTCATCGCCAGTTTCGCTTGCTTGGTTGCGCTGATCTTCGCGCCGTGCCCTTTCGGCACCTCAAGCTGCGCCAATCTACGTTTCTCGTTGCTTTCGGCGCTTGGGCGGTAGCCGTTGGCCACCCTAACCTTTGCCGCCTTGGCCTGCGCCCCCGGAGGGAGCAAGAAAGAGATTTCGTTTTCGTTCAGAAGCAACCCGCGACTGCGGTATTCCTTCATCCAGAACAGTTCTCTTTCGCGCTTCACGATCACCGAAACGTCACCCGGCAACACTTCCACCGGCTTGATCTGAAACTTGTCGGCGTGATCGTTCCACGCTGCCTGCAACCGTACCGAAGAATGCTTTCCGGCTTTCAAAAGGCAGCGATGCTCTCGCATCCGCTTCCCTATCCTGCCAGCGGTGCAGCCGATGTAGGCCGCGCCCGTCAAACCATCCTCCAGCTTGTAGATCGTCACCATTCGGGATTCCCCTCTGTGGTTTGATAGTGGCGCCCCGCGCTCGTGGGATCTGGCTTCCGCCTCGTCCTAGTCGTTACACCTTCCGCAGCCCTTGACTATCCTCTGCGGCTTGGCTCGGTATTGGCATTCCAGCTTTTTACCGAATTCACGGGGTTTTACAACGTCTGGGAGTTAAACGTTGTCGGCAAGTTCGCCGGAACGCGACTGGATGTTCGTCGCGATGATATCGCTGATCGAACTGTTTGCGAAAGCCATGTGGCTCTCCTTCTTGCTGGATTACAACCGCTCCGAGAGCCCGTCGAATTGCTCGGCCAGGAGGGAGCGGCGATCCGCCGTCTTTGCGCTCGTCGGCCCTCCGGGTGCGGAGGTGCGAACGGAGACTGCGGCTGCCCTGGCGGCTTTCGCCGCCTTGTCTGCCTGGGCTTTCCGGTCTGCAAGGGCTGCGGCCTGTCTGGCCTCGACCTGCTTGGCGAAAAGCTCTTCATCCAGACGAAGGGCTTTGTCGTATGCGTCTTGAAGCGTGGTCGCGACGCCGCTCTGTAGAAGCTGGATCATCGTCGGCCGAGCCGCCTCGAAATGTTCGGCCTTCGTTGCAAACTGGGAAACCTCGCTCAGAAGCGCGGCATTCGCCGCCTCTTCCTGCTGCTGCTTCCAGCCCGACACCTCGCCACGAATTCTCACGAGTTCGTTTTGAAGCGCCACGAAGTTGGGATCGACCGGAGCCTGTGGGGCGGGTTGACCCTGCGCGGACAAGTCTATGCCGTAGGATTGGGCGAGTCGATAGAAATAATTCAACTTCTCCTGCGGCGCGGAGGTGCGCAGGATATTGTCGGCTTCCATCAGCGCCTTAACCGCCGTTGGGGCGTCGATTCCAAGCCCGCGAATGGTCGGCATGTAGGGCTCGATCGCCTGATTCATGGCGTCGGCAAATTCGGCTTTTGCGCGGATCGGCTCGATTCCGGCGCGCATCTGCTCTTCGCGCTGGTAAGCGTATTCCTGCAACCGCGGATCGGCTTTCAGCCATGCGTCGTGGTATTCCTTCTTCCACGACGACGGAGGACGCTTCCAGACCGGCTCCTCGACGGGCTCGGCGGTCTCGGGCGCCGGGGCGGTTTTTGCGGCCTTGGACGCGGGCTGGCCGTCCGCCCGGGCGAACTTGCCGGTCGCATCGCGCGCGCGATCCTGCGCGGGCTTTTCGGCCTCCGGCGCAGCCTCGGTCTGCGGCTCGGGCGCTGGCGCGGGCTGCTCCGCCTCGATCGCGCTGAATTGCTCGGCCAACAGTTCCTTGCGGCTGTCGCTGTCGACCTTCTGGATTTCGCTCATGCTATCTCCGGGGCTGCGACCGAAGCTCGGCCAGGATCTTGTCGGCCTGCCTGTCGGTCATGTTCCACAATTGTTCGCGCAGGCGCTTGATGCGCATCTCGCGGCTCGGCAGCGTGGCCTGCCGGGGCTTGGGCATTTCGTTTCCGACTTCAAAGCAATTGTGCCGCTTGAGGTGTTCGCGGTGCTGCGAGCGGCTAGAGATCCACGAGCCATCGGCCATCGACTTGTAACCGCCGATATCGGGCATGACCTGAATCTTTGGCTCGGCGCCGGGATGCGCGACCGCGATCTCGATCATCTCGCCGTCGCGCCAGACATATCGCGTTCTCATAGCAACAACAGAACCTCCTCGTCGTCGGCCTCAATTGCGGCCTCAATTGCCAGCCGCTCGGCCAGCTGCTGCGCGCGCTCCAGCGTCGCGATCAGGCCGGTCAATTCGATCGCGGGCGCGTAAATGATGCTGTCCGGGCTGCTGATGCCCGCCGCCTCGACCAGCGCGACGACCTCAGGCTCCGGCTGCTTGCCCTCAACGATCTGCTCGTACAGGTCGAGGACGCGCTGGCGGCGAGCGGCGACGGCCTTGCGCTCCTTGCGCAGCTTCTTGCCGAGATAATCGCCGTCGTGGGTGTCGTCGATGATGATGATCGCGCCGGAGGTCGCGTCGGCGGACAGCGAAAGCGCGCCAAGGGTCGCCGTCAGGTCTGCGGTGACAGGCGTTGGCGTCGAAACGGTCGCGTCAGCCGAAAGCGCAATGCCGCCAAGCGTGACGGTGAGATCGCCCGCAACGCCAGTGGAGGCATCGGCCGAAACGGTAAGCGCGCCTAACGTTGCCGTTAAATCACCTGCGACGCCGGTTGACGCATCGCCGGATAGCGTCAGATCGCCAAGCGTGGCGGTCAGGTCCGCCGTTACGCCCGCCGCCGCCTCAAAAAGTATTGATCCTGGTTGCCTTGCGCGGAGCATCTCAGTCCCCGATCAGCGGCGGGCGGTTGGCGAAAGGGTGGTCGGCGGCGAGGGAATAATTCCATTTCCACCCTAAATATCCTTCAGCACGATACCTGTCGTAATCATTGAAGTCTGTTGTGATAAGAAAAATTTCGCACAGTTGACCATACGCAGGAAAGTTCCCATTTGATTGGCTGCATATGTTTACAGTATTTGATCCAGTTATGTTTGCTTCTGCGACGGTTATTCCGGTTTGCTCCGCTCCGTTTATCCACAACCTCGGGACCGAACTTGGTACATGCAAAACAGAATTTACGGACCCAGCCGCTGCTGTTATTTTTTGATATGACGCAAGGGATATTTGAGATCTGGATACTCCCGTTGTGTCGGTGATTACGTATCCCCCACCAGATCCGGTCAAGTCGGCGGGCAAAATTCCCCACGAAGAGCGTTCGTGAAAAATCATTCCGTCGTTGCCGTTATCAACAAACACCCAAAAAGCGCTCAAATTTCCAGTGTATGTTCCAGACGTAACTGATTTTGTCTGGTTCCGCATTCTTTGATTTGTGAATTGCAAGCATCGGTTTCCGCTTCGCGCATGGGTGGCCAGAGTTGGTTTTCCGGTCCCAAGATCCCATGCGGAAAGATCTATTGATTGATAAGATTTATCGCGCAGAGTCGTGCAGCCAACTGCGTCAAATGCCATCGTTGACAGGTCGCTAGTATCCCACCACGCCGCAGGCCGCAACACCGCAGGCGTCCAGAGCCGCCCCTGTATCTGCGCGGTCTCGTAGTCGTTGCGCCCGCGCGGCATTAGACGCTCTGCTCGTTCCAGGGCCGGACGTACAGCTCATTGCCGGATGCGTTCAGCGTCACGCCGCTGTTGTTGACCAGCGAGATCCGTAGGCTGTACGGCGGGATCGTGATGCGAACGATGTTGACCTTAGCCGATGCGCCCGACAGCAGCGGCAGGACATAAATGTCGCCGCCGATCTTATCGCTCGTGTCGGTGCCGTCGTTGTAGGTGACGCGCAGGCTAACCGATCCGCCGGTAGACGGCGTGATCGACCCGAGCTTGAGCGTCAACAGCGCATAGAAATCGAGGTTGCTGCTGTTGTCATAGGTTACCGTCGAGCTTTCGCTGCCATTTGCGAGCGAGTTTGCGACCGTTGAGAGGATGTTGGCTGAGCGGGTCGAGGGCGTCGCCCATTTTGCGGTTGCCACAATTAACTCCCGTGTCCGTTAATCATCAGAGCCGCAACTATGCGTTGGCATCCGTCAGCGTGAATGTGTTGATCGTGAAAGACTGGCCGGAGACGACCGACGTCGTATTCACGATCATGTCGGCGCCGCTTGTGCCGACGGTGCCCTGGACATGGCAGGTCGCGGCCGTTGAGTCGTACATGCGGAAATAGCCCGCCGTGCCCGTGTTTGAGGCGCTGGCCACGGTCCACGTGCCGAGCTTGGTCATCGAGCCGGACGACGCCGCGTTGAAATAGTCGGAGGGCAGCGACAGCGTGGCGAGCATCGTGCCGCTGTCAGCAGCTGCGCAATTTGCAGGCGGCGAGCCGGTGAAGATCTTGACGACCGCCGACGTGCCAATGGTCGTTTCGATGCTATTCAGCCGCGCGTTGCGGACCGTGGTCGAGAGCTGAACTGCCATTATTGCACCTTCACGATTTCAACGCCGACTGCGCGCCCATCAGGGCCGCGGACAATGCGCTTCGGGGCGGACATGGTTGCGAGTGCATCTTGCAGGCGACCAAGCGTCTCGCCGTGGCGGTTCATTGCCGACGCCTCGATGCCCTGCATCTGCTGCAACAGAGTCTGCATCTGCTGGGCGATCTGGTCTGCAATCGCGCTGGCTTGATGCGCTTGCGCTTCGATGCTCGGCACGTCTGCGCCGGCAGCGCCAATACGCGCAACCATGATCTTGGTGTCAGCTTCCAGCTTGGCCTTCTGCTGCTCCAGCGCGACGGTCTGCGCCAATTCCTCGGCCTTCAGCGCCGCCTCGAACCGCTGGCGCTGCTCTTCCATTGCCGCCGCGGCCTGCGCCTTCATCTGCTCAATCTGGATGTCGGCCTGGATCTTGGCCTGCTGGATCTGCGCGTCAATCTGGGCCTTCTGCTGCGCCATCTGCGCCTCCTGCTGCGCGCGGATCATTTCGGGATCGGGCGGCGGCGGGGTTGCGGCGGCCTGCTGCTGTTGCTGCGTCATCGAATCGAGCAGGCGGTCCAAGGTGCCTTCAAGGGTGTCGGCCTGCTTGAAGGCCTTGACCCCGTACTTCATAAGCTCGACCACGATTGGCGCGGCCTGCGGAACCTGCTGCACGACCGGCAGCGCTTTTTCGAGGAAGCCGCCATAGGCCGTCACGAACTCCAGGCGGTCCTGTTTGTTCTGGTTTTCGTCGATCTGGACAAGGCTGTCGGACGCGACATCGATGCGGAAATTGCGCAGCGGCTTGTCGCTGAGAAGCTGGATGGCCTGCGGGATCAATTGCTGGTCGGCGGGCGCCATCTGATTGGCGGCCGCGTACTGAAGCAACGTCTGAGGCTGAAAATGCTGGCAGATGATCTGCGCCTTCAGGCGGATCAGTTCCGACGCGAACAGCGCGACCTCGTCCTGCATCGCGCGCAGACGCAGGCCTGCGTACTGGCCTTTGATCTGCTGCGCGGTGGCGGTTTCGCTGGCGGCGGTCTGGCCTCGGATGATGTCCGAGATGCCGGTGATTTCGTAGATCTGCGCCTTGATCTGCTCGCGCGCCGTGTAGCACTGGAGCAGCGCCTGGGCGAGCGTGTCGAGTGGCAGAAGGTCGATGCTGCCCTTAAGGCCGCCCTTCTCTCCGAAGGCCATCCATTTGTCGACCGGGATCAGGGCGTTGTTGTCGCCCTCGGTCAGCAGGCGCTGAAGCGCGGGCTGCGAGGCATCATAGACGCCGCGCATCCTGAGCGCCTTGACCAGCCCGTCAATGCGGTCGGACAGGATGTCGAGTTCGTTGGCCTGATCCTGGTAAAGCAGGAAGTCCGGGACCGGGACGAGGTTATCGGAGGTGGTGGTGGCGAACAGCGGTTTCGGGCAGGGAAAGAAGCCCTCAAGGCCAAGCGGGTCCGAGCGCTCGTCGATAAATTGCGCCATGCCCTTATGGAGCCAATAGACGCGCTGCGTTTCCTTGTCCCAAAGTTCGCAGATCTTTGCCCGCGTGCCTTCGCGCTTGCGATTGGGGCCATCGAGGTTGTCGGGGCCGCTGTCGAGCGGGATCTTCTTGCCGGCGTCGCCGAAACGCTCAATCAGCGCCTCGCGCGTCATGTAGACCCAGCGCCAGACCTGCGTGACCTCTTCCCAGGTTCGCGCGCTGCTGTGGCCAAAGTCCTTCCAGTGGACGTAATCGACCGGCGCGCACTCGTACTCGATCTCCTCGGGCTGCTCGGCGCCATCCGGCAGGTTGCCATCCTCGTCGACGTCCTCGGTGACCTGCGCGCCGTCCTCGGGCAGCCCCATTTCGATGGCGCGCATGTGCGGCTCATAGCGCACCCAAGCGACGCCGCGGCCGCCAAGGAAACGGTCCTCGACCGCGTAGCGCATCGTCGCGCGGAAGTCGGGGTAATGCTCGATTTCGTAATCGAGGGCGCGCTCGATCAGAAGAGCGGCGACGCGGCCTACCTGATCGTTGTCGGCAAAGCGGCGACGCGCCGAGGCTTTTGGCAGGCGCGCGTAGACCGCCGGAATCAGCGTCTGGACGTTCGACCAAAGGATGTTGAACTTGACCGTCTCGTTTCCGCTCTGCGTGCGCGTGTCGTCGCGATAGCGCTTGATGATCTTAGTCGCGCGCTTCTGCCAGCGCTCGAACTCGTTTTCGTAGGTCGAGATGGCTTGCAGATATTTCTGGACGCCGGTCGGCTGAACGTCAGGCATTGGGCCTCCGACGGAAGATCACATCGCGATGAACATGCCCGGCGATCATGTAGCCGAGATCGGCCAGCATGGTGATGGTGTCGACGTCGGTGACGCCATAGCGCTCGCCCAGGCCCTTCAGCTCCAGCACGATGGTCGGCCAGCTGCGCTTGATCGTGTCCAGCCCGCCCTGCACGGCGAAATGCTCGAATCCCTCGACGTCCAAGCAAAGCAGGTCGCAATCATCGATCCCGAGGCTGTCGATCCGCACAATGGCAAACTCGTCGCCGTCCTTGACGCGGTGCGCGCCAATGTTGTGCGGGTCGAAGCGGTCCATTGCGCCGGTCGAGGGCTGATGGCCAAACGCGGCACGGTAGGCGATGACGTTGGCGCGCTCTTCGGTCGACAGATGCCGGTTGAGGTTCTGCAGCAGCGCCGCGTGGTTGTCGACGTCCGGCTCGACCGTGACGACGCGCGCGAATTCCTTGGCCAGCGCAACCGGCCAGATGCCGATATTTCCGCCCGCCTGGATCGCCGTGCGGCGGCCCGAGGTCAGCGGCAGGATGTCGGTTTCAAGATCGGTCACCTCGCGCAGGATGATGTCGAGCGCGACCTGATCGGCCTCGGGCACCCACCAATTGTCACGCAGCAGCAAGGTCGACCTCCCAGGGCCGGGGCCTTCCGTGAAAGATGATGATCCGCTCGTTTTTGGTCCGTTCGGTGGCCTTCCAGCTGCCGATCGCGCGCGGCGCAACGTCCTGCCAGAAAGCGAATTCGCCCGCGTAGTGCTGTTCCAGCCATTCCTGGTCGCCGCCCATGTAAAAGCGCGGCTCGGCGGCAAATTCGCGATAAAGGTGCGAGACGTCGTCTTTCCACCACATCATTGACGACTGCATGGCGTGGCGATTGGTGCGGCCGCGGTAGAAATCGCGCAGGATGACGAAATGATCGTCGCCAGCAAGCTCGATGACCGGCGAGATGTCACGCACGATTACGGTGTCGAGGTCGAGGTACAGGACGGGGCCGCGAAGCTTGAAAACCTCCATCTTGGCCCACCAGCCGGGCCAGTCATGGTCAAGCGCGACGGTTTCGCAGTCGAGGCGCCCGTGCAAATCGGTCAGGCACACGAAACGGTGCGCACGCGCAAATCGCGCGCACTGGTCGCGAAGCGCCGCGACATGCTCGGGCAGATATTCGCCGCCAGAGCGTAGGACGGTGGCGATGGTGATCATCGTTGCGTGCGGGCAAACCGGGCCGCAAAGCTGTTCGGATCCAGCTCCATGCGGCCATAGCGGCGCAGGGCGGCGGCCATCTGCTGCGGCGTCAGGCGCGCGCCAGCGGTCGAGGCTTCGCCGGGCGGAGGCTCAACTTGCATCGGAGCCACTGTCGGCGCCATCGGGGCGCCTGCTGCGGCCATTTCGGCTGGTGTCGAGACGCTGAGCATCCGCTGATCCAGCTGTGATTCAAAAGGCATCCCGGCGCCCATGCGCGCGGCGGGTGCCGGAGGGGGCGGCATGACGGGCGCCATTGGGCGCGTGCCGGTCGGCATTGCGACGGGCGGAGCGGGCGGCGGCAGCGGGGCCGCGGTGACTGGGCCGGGAAACGCAGGGCCACGCAGGGCGTCGGTCGGCAGCGACGGCGCCATCGCCCCGGTCTCGGCAGGCATCGCGCCCGGCGTCGCGGCCGGAACCGCAGATCCGCGCAGGAACATGCGCCGCAGGTCGTCGAGGCTGTAGCTTGCGACAGGGCGGCCGACGGCGCGGTCGAGCGCCGCCATGCCTTCGCCATATGCGCCCGGCGTGGTCACGTCGGCCATCTTGCGGTCGAAAGCATCCAATTCTGCGCGGGTCATCGCCATCGGATCAATCCTTATTGCGTGCGCTGATTGCGCGGGCCTTCGTGCGAGCATCTTCCTTGCTCGACGCGCCCCAAGCCTTCAAAGCAAGAGCGAGGCGGGTCGGCTTGCCGTTCTTCTCCATCGGGCCGGGCATGTTGCCCATGCGCGCAAGGAAGCTGGCGCGGCGCGGATTGTCGCCGCTCTTGACCGGAGGCTTGAGCGTGCCGCCGGTCTCGGCCTTGTAGCTGGCGCGGCCCTTGGCATTGAGGCCGCCGGCCGGGTTCTTGCCTTCCTTGCGCTGCCAAGCCGGGCTGGACATCAGGAGAAGATCCCCACCGCCAGCACCGTCGCGCCGGCACCGGTCGTGATCTTCCATGCGCCTGTGGCCGAGCAGGCATTGATCTCGATTGAATAGACGCCGATCGGTGTGTTGGCCGGGATCGCCAGGATCGTGGTCGATCCGTCGATCACCGACACCGTCGAGGTCGCGGCGGTCGCCACGGCGACGACAATGCGGTGCAGGTAGTCCTGCGTCGCGCCGGTCGGGCCGAGGACCTGATTGGTCTGCGAGGCGGCGACTGCTTCGTAGGCGTACTCGTAAGGATAGGAAACGCCGGACATGCGGGCCTCTTCAGGACAGGAATCGGAGCTTGTAGAGCGTGCTGTCGATCAGCGACGCAATGGCGTCAATGTCGTTTTGCAGCTCGCTGCGGTCGGGAAGTTTCTTGCGCGCCTTTTCAACATAGGCCTTCTGGTCCTCGAAATACGAAACCAGCGCTTCGGCGCCCTTGCCGCGCGGGCTGTCCATGCGCGCCTGGAATTTGCCGACTAGGCCGTAGCAGCCCTGATAGCTCTCAACGACCTCGTCGACGAGGCCGGGGATCGCCTCGTAATACTCGCCGAGCGCCTTGTGCGCCGCGTACGAAGTCGTCGACCAGTGCATGAAGTGAGCGGCGACGGCGGTGCAGAGCAGATGCCCGGCAAACTCGCCCATTGCGGCGTGGTATTCGGAATCGCTCATATCCTGGCGCTCCTGCGCGGCGCGGTCGACCACAGATCATTGAGGGTAGCGCTGTTCTGCGGTCCTATCAATAATGGCCGCTCGGCCGGTGGAGTTTCCACCCGCGGCTCCTCTCTCCAGGCTACGGCCATCATGCGGAAAGCGTCAGCCGAGTGCGACGTCCAATCATGCCGCGGCGAGGCCCGAAACGCGCGCTTATCCTCGTCATATTCGCGCTGGTATTGCCTCAGCGCCTCGATGCCCTCGCGGCAGCGCTCGGCGTCGAACCAGACGCGCGGCAGCATTAGGCGCGCGGCCTGGATACCGTCCTGCACGCCTAGGTCCGGCACGATCTGGAACTTGCTGATACCGCCCAGCAGCGCGGCCAGCTGCTCGACCACACTGCGGCCGCCGCTCGCCAGCGTCTTTGCACGCGCGTCGTGCGGCAGGTAGTGACGGCCGTAGCGATATGGCCGCCCGGCCACGATTTCAGCCAGATCCGCGACGGTCGAGCCGCTTGACGCGTGATGGTCGATGACGTGGATCTCGCCGCCGGCGACCTGCCACCACCAGATTGCCGTGTCGTCGCGCCACCCGATGTCCCAGGCGGTGTAGACGGGCAACGCCGGGTCGTGCGGCACGGCGGTAATGCGGCCGGCGTCGAGCGCCTCGCGCATTTCGGTGCCGTAGAACGCCCCGAGGATCGCCGCGTCAAACGAACACTCGTACTCCTGATCGTATTGGTCCTGCGTCAGCTGGGCGCGCAGGGCGTGAAGCTCGGTGGCGGGCAGGATGCCGCTGTCGCTGGCGCGCAAGGTCATGCAAAACCAATCGGGGCTGCGTTGGGCGGCTTCGTAGACCGAATAAAACTGGTTCCTGCCTTTTGGCGTCCCGCCGATCACCGCCCAACCTTGCTTGTCGGACAGCGTGGGGCGGATGACGTTGCCCCAGACGCTCGGGCGGAAATCGCCATATTCGTCGAGATAGGCGCCATCGAAGCCCAGGCCGCGCATTGCGTCGGCGTTATCGGCACCGAATAGCTGAATCTTGGCGCCGGTGCGCGTGGTCAACAGCAGCTCGGCCTCGTTGACGCCGGCAGTCGCCGGCTCGGCGTAGCGTTTGAGGTAGTCCCAGGCCACGCTTTTCGCCTGCGATCGGAACGGCGCGACGTAGGCGTAGTGCGCGTGCGGCCGCTGCGCAGTGATCGCGGCTCGGATCAGGTCGTTGATCGCGGCCACCGTCTTGCCTGCGCGGCGGTGCGCCACAAGGCAAGCCCAGCGCTGATTCCGCCCGTGAAAAGGCAGGAAGGCCTTGCGTGGACTGTAAGGCATCCGAACGCGCGCGACGCGCTCGGCGGTCACGTCGGCTCGCCCCACTCGTAGATGATCTTCTGCGGGCCGCCGTCGGCGCCGGTAACCTCGGTGCGCTGCAGCTTCGGCACGTGGTACTCGACCATGTCTTGAATGCACCGAAACGCCGCCATCGGCCCTTCCTCGGCCTCGATGCGCTCCAGTAGATGCGATAGCCGCGGCGTCTGCTGCTCAACGAACGCGGCGATGGCCTCGCGCGCGTTAGCGGTAGCTTTGTTAGGCAGCCCTTTTGGGCGTCCAGGCCCAGGTTTTCTGCCTTTTTTGAAACTTGTTCCGTTGTTCACGTGTCATCGGCGCCGGTCAAGCGCCGCCGCGCATAAGCCTTCATCGCCTCGGCCAAGCGCTTGCCCTTGTCCGCCTGATTGAACTTGCGCGCCACCTTCTGCGGCACGCCAACCTTGCGCGCAAACTCGGGATCATGCGCAGCTGCGGCCATCATTCTGGCCTGCGCGGGCGACTTGCTCGGCATGACCCAAACATGGCGCACCCCGAGCTATGCGTCAAGCGGTGCGAGGTATGCAGTCTTTGCGCTGCTCATCCGGCGCGGCGCCGCATACCTTCTGCCCATCGCAACGCCAACCCATGGAGACCACAAATGCTCACCCACACGATCAACGGCACCACCCTCCGCGCTCGCACTGTCGAAGCCCTTTTCCTCAAAATTGCTCGCGCCCTGGGCGGCAAGAGCTATTTGGCGCGTCTCGACAGCTGGACCGAGGACGGCGAGCGTACCTACGAGATTACGGCAACGACGTACCTGCCGCGCCAGCGTTGCAGCGAGGTGCATGGCCGCCGTTTTGTGGTGGTGCGCTGATGCGCGTCCACCCGGAAATGAGCCTCACCCGTCTCCGCGCCTAATGCGCCCCGCCCGCCAAGCCTGGACCCCCGGCGCGCTGGTGCGCGTCGGGTTCCTCCAGCTCCGCGTTCTGGAGCGCATCCCAACCCCCGGCGACTACATGCCCGACGAATGGCTCCTCGAATCCGCCAACGGCATCCGCTATTCGTTCGTGCCGCACCACGGCCTAGTCCGCCTCTAGAATCAACGCCAGCCCGGTTTTTCCGGTCACCGGCAAGCAAAACAGCCCGGCCCGCTACCCACGTAGCCGCCGGGCCTCTTCATGCGTCCTGCGGGCCTTCCAGCGGGTTTCCGTCCGAATCGGTCCGCGTGCCCCGAAAACCGGCCATCAGCCGGTCAAACTCGGCGCGCTGCTCCGGCGTCAGTTCCGACCAGCGCGTTCCGGCCGTCCGCTCGGACACCGGCAAGGCGATCAATCGGCGCAGCTGGTGGCGCAGCGTCTTCGCCTCGGTCGTCTCGGCCTCAAGGTGCTCGCAAAGCTCGGCGTAGCTCGGAAAGAACTTGAACTTCCGCGCCGCCGCGTTGAGCGACCGCCGATTGAACGCCGAAGCCGGAAATTCCAGCATGGTGGCCATCGCGTGAATTTTACGCGCCGCCTCGGCCTCGCCGGGTGCGGCGGCGACCAAAGCGCCAAGCGCCTCCAGCCATCGCTTGACCAGATCGGTCGGCGCCGGCTGCAGAGCCGCGTCAACGGCCGCCATCGCGGCCCGCGCCTCGGCGATCATCTGGGATGAGATCGATAATGGTTCCCCCGGCTGCGCGTTCTCGATCTTCGCGAGCGCGTTTTTCAGCGAGGGCGATAAAACCGTTGCGATAGCGAGGCTGTTCGACATGGGCGGGTTTCCTTTCGGCAGAACGGCGCACCCAATTGCGCCACGTGGCTGACCAGTTCGATTTCCGTCCGGCGGCGCCGGGCTTGCTCGTCCAATAGTCGCGGAACGATCCGGCTTCGCGCTCCGGGTCGATGCCCTCGGCCTGGGCGAAAGCCCGATCCTCGTCCGATGGCGTCCAGTCGCTCGGCAGGCGAGAGCCTCGGTCGGATTTTTCCGGTTTCGCGCTTGTCGCGTCCAACAGAGAAAGCTTGGCGGAACGGTTTTGATCGGGAGTGACAGGTTCTGGGGTCGTAACGGTATCTCTCTTACTTTGACTGTCTATCTCTATGTCTATGTCCTTTGCATTGCCGCGGCTTTGCCGTGGCTGTGCCGCGGCATAGGCGCCATCGTTGTTTTCATTGGCTTTTTGCCACCTTCGCTTGGCCCTGTCAGATTGCATGTTGCGTTGCACAAGTCCGCGCCGAGCCTGGGTTGCGACGAGCGGATGATACAATCTCCCGTCCGCGCAAAGCACAAAACCGCGCAGCGCCACGTCCCTAACGCGAGGCCATTTTGCCCCAGCGCGCGACAGGAACTTCAAAATGCGCTCATCGTTCGGCAGGCTGCCCGCGGGCACCTGATACCAAGCCGCGCACCATAGAGTTACGGCGGCCTTGAACTCGTCGCCAGTCGAGATGGCCATCAGGTCGCTGTCGAGCAGACGCTGGACCTCAAGCGGCATGAAAGGCATCCGGCGCATGTCGCAATCCGGAGGCGTCATGGGTTCGGGTAAATCGCTCATTTCGGGCCTTCACTGTTGCCCGACGCGCATGACCGCGCTATGTTCGCGCCGCGCTACGCGTCGGATGCCGCATCATCCGTATTGCCCCGGGGCCGCTTCCAACGGTCTCGGGGCTTTTCATTTGTAGCGCGCTATCGTTGCCCAATCAACTTCCGATTAATGGCGGGCTCGATCCATCGGGTAACGACATGGCCCGGAGACCCGTTAACGCTCGCGCGCTGGACCGATTCTGAAGCTCGGATGCCCGCCGGCATCCGCAAGGGAGGGTCCGGGCTGTTCAAATAAGGGTCAGCTGCACTCCCAAGCGGTCAGCATACAGCGCCACCGCCTGCAATCGTTCTTCCGCGCGCGCCCGCTTCCGGTCGTCGCGCCGCAGCTTGGCGACCGACAACAACGCCGCCGGGTCGAATCCCGCCGACTTGATTTCCGCCTTCAAGTCTTTCATCGCCGCGCTGGCCGTCTCGACCTCGTCGAGAACCCGGTCAAGCCGGTCGGCGAAGCGAGACAGATCGTCATTCGGTGTGGTCATCGTCGAAAACCTCCTCGATGTGCAGCTCGGTCCGGGGCTGCGTCCGGTCGATGTGGTGAAACAGGTGCATCTCTCGCACCTGCCGGTCGTTGCGGTAGATCCGATCCTGAAGCCCGTCAAGGATCAGCGAAATGTCCAGATCCGGCCGCTGCGACGCGTAGAACACCCGCGCAGTCAGCTTGAGCGTCCCGCGCAGCTGCTCGGCCTCGGGCAGCCGCGGCACCTGAAGCCTGAGCGCGTCGACGTAGGTCAGCGCCTTTTGCGACTTGATGAACGCAACCCGCCCGCCGCGGCGCACCATCCGGCGGCTATTGGCCTTGCTCGCAGGTTCCCCGGCAATCACTCCGGCCCACCAGCGCAGCGGCAGCGCGCGCTTCATGGTCTGGCCTCGATCACGCTCTGCGCGGTTGAGGCGCGCGCCACGGCCTGACAAGGCCGATCAAAGCGCGCCGGGCTGAAATGCAAATTCGCGCGCGGATGGTTTTCATACCGCAAACCGGCCATCAGCTCCGCCCAAAGCGACTCCGCCTCGGCGACGCGCGACGCCCTGGTCTGCTCCCGCGCCTCATCCCACGTCATGACGCGCCGATCAGCGACGTCCTCCGGCAACAGCGTGTACGAGCGCGCATCGCCAACCCCGGTCCGCTCGATCTGGCCGCGCGCGATCCGACCCGCGATGTTGTTTCTGAGCCGATCCAAACTGACGCCCGCTTTCGCCATTTCTGCGGCGATTTCGGACTCAAGCAGCGTGTTGCCGGGCGCGCGCCGCAGCATCTCAAAAATCACCGGCATGACCGGCGTTTTGTTGAGCCGCGCGCGCAGCGGCCGGGCCAGAAACCCGTCGCCCTCGCGATTTAGCGTGCCATCGGCGACCGCTTCGCGGAGCTTTTTGACAATGAATCCGCGACGATGCCGCGCAATCGCCAGCGCCTGCTTGCGCCTCAGCTCGCCATGCGGCGTCGTGGCCCGAGGCGGCGCAAATCGCGCGACAATATCCGCCTCCGGCACCGGCCCTGGCTGCGTGCGGAGCCACGCGACGATTTTTTCGATCAGCGTCATTCCGCGCGTCCTCTCGGCAAATGCTCCTCGCGATAGCGCCGCGTCCGCTTGCGGTCGTTCAAGACCGCCAAAATCGCCGCGCGCCATGCGGGCGGAATGCGCCGTTGGCGCCATTTCTTTGCGGTTTGGTATGGGACGCCTAAGCGGTCCGCGACCGCGTGAACGGTATGCCAGTCGATCTGCATCATGCGCGCATCATGGGACAATCGTCCCGCAATGTCAAAAAAGATGTTGACGCCGGGGACAGGTGTCCCCTAGTGTGCCTTTACCGACGGCGTGGGGTCGTTGGTTTTCGAGGGAGAGCAGCATGGCAATGAATGCAAGCGTCAGCATCACCAGCGGCAGCGAAATGATCGCAGAAGTTGGAAATCACAAGACAAATAGCTGGCTCTGGCTTACCGCCAAAGATGGCGACTTCAACCGCTACACGATCACGTTTTTGACCATAGACGACGCCGAGCGCGCCGCGCGCGCGATCCTCGCCGCCGTCGCCAGCGCTCGTTCGTCCGCTGCGCCTCAGGGCCTCGTGGTTGAGGATGTGGTCTGATGTTCACCCAATTCGTTCGCCTGGAGGAACGCGCCATGTCCGTCCGATCCGAAATCGCCAGCGACGTCGCCACTGATATCGGGTTCATGCGCAACGCCGCTCTGGCCGACATCCGCGCTCGACTTGGTACCTTGGTCGCCGACGTCGAGCGCGCCGCCCGCGACATTGCCAACGTCGACATTAGCGTCGAGCAGCTGCTGCTGGCTGGCCAGCAGATCGAGGATGCGCTCGACGACCTTCTGCATGACCTGCGTAACGACCTAGCCGAAATCGAGCGCGGCGATGCCTGACGCGTCAGAGCGGCGGCGCGCCTTGGCTGCGCACCGCCGCCTCGTCCGCGCCGCGATGATGGCGCCGCGTGGGCAAAAACAGAAAAGGCTAGAGACGCTTCGGGCTTGGGTCCGGGCGCAATTGAGGAGGGAGATCAATGATCGCTGACGGCATCCACCACAATCTGAGCTTCTCTCAGTACCTCGACCACGGCACGTTCGGTTTGCGCGCGGTGTCCGGCTCGGATCTCGTAGGTTTTGAGGTCGAGTGCCCGGCCCATGCCTACGCTTTTTGGCGCGGAAACCCCGATCGTGAGACGAGCGACGCCACGCCCGCGATGGCGTTCGGCAGCGCCGCGCACGCCTACATTTTGGAGGGTGCCGAAGCCTTCCACGCACGCTACGCGGTCAAACCGGACGGCCTCAGTTTGGCCACCCGCGAGGGCAAGCAATGGAAGGAAAGCTTGGGCGGCCGCGAGATCGTCAGCTTCACCGATCACATGCGCATTGTCGCAATGGCCGGCGCCCTGATGAGCAACCCCGCCGTCGCTAAACTGCTGCGCGCGGGCGGCGTCGCCGAAGCCACGTTGGTGGCGACCGATCCCGAGACCGGCCTGCGCTTGTTGACCCGGCCCGACCTGTTCGTGCAGCGCCTCGGGCTAAACGTCAATTTGAAGACCACGCAAACGCCGCACCCCGAAGCATGGCGCCGCACCTGCGCGAACCTGCGTTATGACCTGTCCGACGCCCTGTTTCGCCGCGTCGCGCGACTGCTGAAAATCGAGAATGCCAGCCATGCGTTCTTGGTGGTTGGCAGCAAGCCCCCACACCTGAACTATGTCGCCGCGCTGTCTGCCGAAGCGGCGCACGCAGCGGACCAGCAGCTCGACCAGATCCTGCGCCGGTTCGCGGCGTGCATCGACTCCGGCAAATGGCCCGGCTACGCCGATGGCGTCGTCGAAATCGGCCTGCCCACCTGGGCGGCCGCGAAGATTCAGAACTCTATCATTGAGGGAGACAACCAGTGACCAGCAACGTGACCACCCTGCCGACCGCCGCGCGCAGCGTCGCGGTCGACTTCAACGACCCCGTCGCGGTCTACCTTGACAGCGACATCTTCGCGCAGCTCCAGCGCGTCGCCAAACTGATGTCGAGCGCGTCGCTGGCGCCCGCTCACTTGCGGGGCGAAGGCAAATTGGGCGATTGCTTCCTCGTCGCCGCCCAAGCGTTCCGCTGGCGCATGGACCCGTTTTCGGTCGCCCAGCACACCTATGTGCTGAGCGGCAAACTGGGCTACGAGGGCAAGCTGATTGCCGCCGTGGTCAACAGCAGCGGCAAGCTGCAGGGCTCGCTTGATTACCGCTACAGCGGCTCGGGCGACCAGCGCAGCGTCACCGTCAGCGGCAAACTGCTTGGCGACGCCGAGCCGCGCGAGATCGTCGGCACCGTCGGCGGCTGGCGCACGACGAACGAGCAGTGGAAGAAGAACCCCGACCAGATGCTGGCCTATCGCGGCGCGCGCGAATGGGCGCGGCGGTACATGCCCGAGGCCGTGCTCGGCATCCAGGCCGAAGACGATTTGGCGCCGCAACGCAGCGTGACCATGCGTGATGTCACTCCGGCTTCGACGCCAGCCGCGGCGGTCGCCGCCCTCATCGACGACATCGAACAAGACGCCGACGCCCTCGCGCCGGCCGTGTCGGACGCAGCCTCCCCTCCTGCGGCGGACCCCCAATCCGCGACGACCGGCGCACCCGAACTGCCGCCCGACTTGCGCGACAAAGCGCGGGCGATCGTGACCGCGATCCGCGCGGCTCGGGAACTGAAAGAGATCGACCGCATCCTGGCCGCCCAACGTGCCACGCTCGACGCCATCGAGGCGGCCAGCCCTGACGCGGTGCAGGCGATTCTGAGCGAGGCCAACAAGCGTGTCGCGGAGGTGGTTGAATGAGCCGCCTTGTTCGCATTGCAGGCGACCTGCTGGCCATTTCGCTGATCGGCGCGGTGCTGTTTTTCGCGCTCGTCGCGTTTACCTGATCGGCTGGGCACTCAGCCGGTGCCGCGCAACCTGCGGCGGACGTGTGGTTGGAGAGCCGGGGCGGCATCCCCGGCATCAATTGGTGACACCATGACCCTGTTCCTCGCCATCTGCCTCTACACCGCCGATGGCGCCCGCCTCTGCGACGGCGCATCATTACCGATGCGCTCGTTCGCGGAGTGCCAGCAGACAGCGGCGGCGATCCGGGCCAATATGCCCGCAACCCACAAGGTGATCTGGCACGAATGCGCCAGCGATAGGAGGATGGGACGATGAATGATGCATTCAAGCGGATCGCCAGCGCGATCCCGTATCTGGCCGTTGCGGGCTACCTGCTCGCGATGATCGCGGGCGTCTCCGCCCTGCTGAGTTTGCTCCGATGAGCGGCGACGTCCCGCTGCTGCGGGCGCTGCGGATGGTCGAGGATCTGATCCGCGCGAGGATGGCCGGGCTGCACCAGCAGGCGCAGAATACGCAGGAGCCTAAGGCGCGGCGCGCAATACACACTAGGGCGGATGAGCTGGGGATGCTGGTGCGGGAAATCCAGAAGGCAAGAGGAGAGCGAGATGACTGATGAGCAACTGGCCGAGCGCGTCGCGCGCGCGGATTACGGCGATGGATGGGACGACCTCGACGAACGCATGCGGGGGATACGGGTCCAGATCTGGAGCCGCCTTATCGAGGCGATCAGGACTGCGGGGCTGGTGATTGTCGAAGCGGAGGACGGACGATGATCACGACTCTCAATCAGATTCGAGCGCACAGCCCGTGCCGAGATGGCTGGGAGAAACTGCTGCGCCATCTGAACAAAACCGCAGCCGACGACGAGCCGCTGTCAATCGGCACGGTTCTGGAGAGCAACGGGATTTCAGATGCTCTCTGGTGCCTGCGCGCAGTCGAGGGTCAAGACCGGGAAATCAGGCTCTACGCAGTTTGGTGCGCGCGTCAGGTGGCAGATCGGATGCGCGACCCGCGCAGCGTCGCGGCATTGGATGTCGTTGAGAGGTTCGCGCGCGGCCACGCGAGCGACGAAGAGTTGCGGGCGGCGTGGAGGGCGGCGGCGTCAGCGGCGTCAGCGGAGGCGCGGGCGCGGGCGGGGGCGTGGGCGGCGGAGGCGGCGCGGGC